CATTACCAGTCAGTATCGCTAGAGACGGCGTCCACTGACGATGGCGGGATGTGGACACCGTCTCTAGCGATACTGACTGGTAATGTCTTCGTCATGCTCTCACTCCTGTCCGAGTGTGTTGTTGGTGACTGGCGACCGAAGCCGCCAGCCACCAGTGGTTGTCTAGCTGCCGAGGCCGACCGCAGGCGCGAAGTACGCCGTGAACGTGATCGTCTCGCCGGTCCCAGCCGTCGTCACCCGCAAGCGCAGGTAGCGGTAGGTGGTGCCCTTGAAGTCGTTGCAGAACGGCACGTAGTAGTTTCCTACGCCTTGATCCGTCGTGCTGTCGCCTGGCGTTGCGCCGACGCTGGCGTTGTCACCGAGATCGAGGCGACAGTGATTCACGATGTCGGCTGCATCGCTGAAGTCTGCCGTGTTCGACCCCTGCACTTCCAGCATGTACTGGTCGCTGGTGTCGACCTCGCAGGCCGTAACGTAGACCACCATCGCGGCGTGGAAGTTGGAAGCGCCGACGTCGACGATCCCCTTGCTGCCGTTGGCGGTCGCAGTGATAGCCGCACCCGAGTGCATCTCGTATGCGGTGTCGATTGGGTAGGTTCTTTTGAGTCCCATGTTCTTGCTCTCCTTAGACCGCGATGGCCACGTCGGTGATGAGTTCGTACCGGCATGCCGCCCGAGGGTGCATGAGCGCCAAGCCAGACAACCACTCGATGCGAGTGCGCATCACAGGCTTGGAGTCCTGCTGGCCGAGGTCCATGACCTCCATGCTTCCGTTCTGGATGCCAGTCAGCATCCCCTCGCGGAAGGCCACGACGTAGACGGACTCCGTTGAGGAAGCCTCGTTGAAGCCTATGCCTGGAAGCTCGCCCAGCGGCTTGTTCGCCGCCGCGATGTCGCTGGCATCAGCAACAAGGATCGGAAGGTCGTTGTACTTCGTCACCTGCTTGCCGAACTGGTCTTGGCTGAACGTGACGTAGCCACCGATGGACGTTGCACGTTGAGCCACCGCGAACTTGCGTCGCATGGCCTTCGACATGATGAGATGCGTCGGGTCGTCGACTGTGTCGATGGCCTGATCCAACTTGGCGAGGCTCAGAGCCCCAGCCGCCTGCGTGACGACCTGTGAGCCAGTCAAGCGTGACTGCAAGCCATCGAACTCCTTTGGAGAGGTCGAGCTATCGCCCTTGATGAACTTGAGGTGCCACGTCTGCGCGAGCGCCTTGACCTTCATGGCCTCATGCACTGCACGGACGCCTGCGCCGCGGGTGCGGATCAGCGATCGGTCAACGTCGAGGTCGCCGCCAGCGATGGTCAGCACCTCGGTGACCGGATTGATGACGCCCACGCCTTCGGTGTACGCCTCATTGACGCCACGGAATGCTACGCCTGGGAGAGCGCCTTCCTGGTTGTACGAGAGGGCTCCACCTGGGATGTCCTCGAACGGCAGCGCGGCAAGGATGTCGGAATTGCGTGCGAACAGTTCGATGATCCCGGCACGCTGCACATTGCCGGAGACGAGCTTCGCAGCTTCCAAAAGGGTCAGGGCCATGATGGCTCCTCGGTTCGGAGTTTCGTTGTGAAGCTCCGACCGGGACCACCCCAAGCGCAGAGCATTCGTTCATGCTCGGTCGCTTGCATCCCGCGCACCTGGCGTCCCACCAGGAAGACCGGCCCCGACTCGACGCCCGCAGCCTCCTGCTGCCGGCCCCTGGTCAGGGTGAGCGCATCGAATCACAACCTTGGTCTCGTGTCAAGGCTCTACCACAGGAGACCTCTGTCACTTGGAGGGGGTGACGTTTCGTGCCACCACGTCCGGCTCACGGCGAATCTAGGGAGCATTGTCGCGGAGCCAGAATCTGCTTCACTCCAGCCTGACGGCAGCTAGAATGGCTAACGTACAATGTGGAACGTACACGTGGCCATCACAGCTATCTGCTTCGATGGCTAGCCATCGACTAGCACCGGCTACTTGATACGGCCTTGGAGACTCCCACTCCGGGGCCGTGTCTCTGTACGGGCTAGCCGTGCTTCGCGCGGTCCTCGTAGTACTGCTTCAGCCGTTCGGTGGGCGATACGCCGGTCACCCCCACGATGCCACCAGCGGCACCAGGTTCGCCCGTACGGCCCTCGATGCCACCCGTCCCTGCAACGGCATTCGCCCGGAAGAAGGGCTTGAGGTCGCCCTCACGGCCCTCGTCGACCAGCTCGGGCACGGTCATCCAGTCCTCGCTGCCTGCCGCTGGGCTGATCCGACGGTTGCCATCCTCATCGAGGACATGGACTGCCCACTTACCGTCCGACTCTATGACCTGGAGCTTGTCGCGAAGCGCCGCCGCCAACACCTTCGGGTTGATGGCTGGCGTTCGGCCATCGGTGGTGTCAATCAACGCCGAGGTCAAAGAGTCGTCGAGAATGTGCTTGCTGATCTGCTTGGTCAGGCCACTCACCCGGTCATCGCGTGCCGCCAGCTCCTTGCCGTGCTTCTTGCCCAGCGCGTCGACCTGGGCCTGGACAGCAGCCTGCACCTTCGCCTCCACGTCGGCGTCGCTGCCGAGTGCCGCTAGCTTGTCGATGGCTGCGCGGGCCGTGTCGGCGTCCAGCATCTCGCCGTCGTCGGCGGTGAACGCAGCCAACTTGCTGGTGGCGTCCTTGGCCTCGGACCGCGCAGCGGAGAGGGCCGACTTGAGGCCAGCCACCTTCTCGACTGAGAAGCCGCCGCCTGCGGTTGCATCAAGGACGAAGCCGCCGTCCTTGTTCTTGGTGTAGTGCTCGCGCATCGGCTCGGGCACGTTGTCGAGGTCGTCGGTGTAGATCGGGATCGTCATGGGGTTCTGTCCTTTCAGTAAACTACTCGAAGATCAGGTGCGTCAGCATTCAGCTCGGGCTCGCTCACGGTCATCTCGCCGCCCTCAGCCTGGGCAATGCGTATCGCCAGCAACAGTTCGTGGTCGTCTTGCGAGTGGACCTCACCTATCTCGAAGTCGAGCCGATACTCCTCCTCGTAAAGTGCGGCCCTCTTCTTTGCCGCCTCCGTTGTCGTCTTCACTCGACCCGGATACGTGACAACGAAGGTCAAGCCGTCTCCTCTTGTGATGGTGATCATGGTTAGCCGTTTCCGATCTTACGGAGGAAGGCTTGGTCGGCTTGGCTCAGGGCCTTGAACCAGGCTTGCTGTTCGGCAGGGACGCCCCGCATGAGGTCGATGATGAAGTCAAACGACCGTGGATCCTTGACCATGAGCTTGCCCGGGTCGAGGTAGAGGTACTCGGTGAGCATGCTGATGATCTCTGTGTCGCCGCTGTCGTATCTCTTGCCGGCATAGCCGTCCAGAAGTTCGTCGATCCAGCCACGCTCCTTCGAGAGCGGGTCGTAGTCGTAGACGGACGTTTGCTTGGGCAACCGCAACTTACCATCCGCACCGCGCTTCGCAGCTCGATAGGCGCGATACATCTGTGCGTCCCTGGTCATCCTCCCGCTGTACTCAATCGTGTGACCCATCTCATGCACGATGGTCTTCACCGACTCGTTCTTGGAGATGAATATCTGTGGGGTGCTACGTCGCCTCCTTAGGTACTCGCCTTGTTTGAGGTGAAGGCTGCTCGGCATCCGACCCTGCGGGAGCGCGAACGCCCGTAGCGACTCCTTGCACGGCCACACCTCGATCCGGTGGGTGGAGTAGCCAGCCGGTCGACGCCATAGGTTGTTGTGGAACTCCGCAGCCTCTTCCACTCGCGCCTTGAGGATGTCGGATGGCTTATGTGCGACGCCACTGTCGCCCTTGATCTTGAACGGCGACCCCTTAGTCTCGTACTCGAACTTCACCTTGGCGTTGCCACCAGCCGCGATCTCTCTTCGCATGGCTACGCGGGACACGTCAGCGCGCAACACGTCAGCGATGGCTTGCTTCGCGGCGTTGAGCTTCTTCGACATGGGTAAAATCTTGCTCTCCCACTCAGCAAACTCCTTCGACTTCTCCCATGTGTCCCAGTTGCTCCCCGGGATGCTGCTGCGGTGTTTTCGGCGGGCTTGCTCCATCGCCGCCAGCGCCTCGTCGCGAATACCGTCAAGCCGGACCGCCTCAGCCTTCAACTCATCGAGTTCCGCAAGCGTCTTCTTCTGCTCGCGCAGCAACCTGATTCTCAGTTGCTCGCCCGTCTCGCCTTCGATGACCTTGCCGGTCGGTTTCGGTTGAGGAGGTGTGACAACCTTCGCCACCTTCTTGGCTGCCTTCTTGCCGACGACGACTTCGATTGACTTACCTGTGTCCGTGAGACGCCACAGCGTCGGCGACGCCTTCTCCAACAACCCCTCAGCCTTGAGCTTGTTCAGCATCCTGGGGAGGTACTGGATACTCGGTGACTTGCCGGTGACGGAGAAGATGTGGGCACGCAGCACGTCCAGGCGGAAGAACAACTGGCCGTTCGGGGATCTCATCAGCAACCCCTCCGGCATCGTCCTGATCGTCTGCAACAGGTCGTATGGCCCCTGCGCCAAGGTGACGACAGAAGGCGCTGAGACACCGCCAGCCAACATCCGACGCTCCAAGGTCTGCAACCGCGACAGGCTGATCGGCTGCAAGGTTCCAACGTCGACGAACTTCTCGATGGGCACCTTGCCACGTCGGTACAGACGCCCTCGCTCGGCGTTGCCCAGGATCGTGTCTTGGACCTTGGCGGGCTGACCCTTCAGCCACCTCCCGAACGACATCTTGGCGGGGACAGGTCCAGCCATCGCAGCTCGTTGAGCTTCGGGCAGCTTGCCTGCGTCGATGCCGGGGATGCCCACCGGCGGTCTCGTCACCGGCACCATGATGCTCCGACAGTTGAGGTGCGCCGGAGGGCGCGGCCCTTTGCCGATGTCCCAGGTCTGCCCATCGAGGGACGCACATATTTGCGAGGTGCGCGTATCGAGCGTCGACATCCACTGGACCTTGGCGATCACTTGCTTGTTCTGCTCGAACACGGCGTCTCTCGCGTGGGTGGTCACGTGGTTGATGGCTGTCCGCGTTACCATCGAAGCGTCGTTCCGCATCTTCTGTAGCACGCTGCCGCTGTACCCAGCGGACGCCACACCACGTATCCGTCGGACGATGGCACCAACGCTGTCGCCCTGCGCTACACCGACCATGATCGCCTGCCGCACGTTGTTGGATGCGGTGACCCCGACCTGCTTCGTCCACTCACGCAGGAACCGACCCTGCATCGGCCTGGTGGTCACGATGGACCGCAGCAAGTCTGGGGCCGGCAACGAGTAGCCCACACGCAGCGGTATGTTGCGCTGTAGTGTCTGCGCCGCCCACGCAGCCTCCTTCTTGGCAAGCACACCGAGCGTGCCCTTCAACCTCGCATGGAGCAGGCTAGTGCCGCCCTGGACAATGCGGTCCATGCCACGGAGCTGGCTCAACAACGCTCGACGCCTACGTGCGATGGACAACTTGCTGTAGCCCATCTGCTGATAGCGCGAAGCGATCTTGTCAGCCTTGGCGACGATGGTTGGCGTCACCTCCTTGTCCAGGAAGGCGATCAGCTTCTTGAGTTCGCCGTTCTTGAACCGCTCAAGCAGGACGGCGTGGCGGACCCAGTCATCGGCCAGTAACGCGTTGACCGGAGGCAAGCGTCACTCCTCCTCAGCCACCGCCGGCGCTTCATCCTCGTCCGCATCCTGGCCCTCGTCGTCGTCCTCGTCGGTGGGTAGCCCGAACTTCTCGGCAGCAGCTAGCAACTCGTCGTCGATGCGTTCCGCCTCCTCGTCAGGGTCGATGCGGTCGCTGATGACGCCGCGCCGTGTGTATTCGCCGATGGCGGTGATGCGTGAGAGATCACCTTGCTGCCTGAGTTGGCGTATCTCGGCGAGGTCTTCGAGCTTGGTGAGCGCCAGCGCGAACTCCGACCAGATGTCGATCTGCCAGTCCTCCGGCAACGTATCGTCCATGCCACGCCACTTGGCTGCCAACACGTACGCTTGCTCAAGCCCCGCCTCCAGCAAGCGCACCCAAGCCTCGACATCGGTGGACGCCTTGGCTGCGTCGATGGCCTTGCCTGTCGCCGTTGGGTTGCCGCTCTTGGTCCGCATCGGCTCGCTACCCGCCTCGGCCATCTTGGACTCCAGCCTGTCGAGTTCATCCCAGCCAGCTTGTGCGCCGCGTCCACTGTGCTCGGCGTACGACAGCTTGGCGTCGGGGTTCGTGCTGCCGTTCAGCCGTCCAGGTCCGATGACGATACCGTTCGCTAGCTCGTCCTCGTTCATGCCGGCACCGAACAGCACCGCCAAGCGGATAGTGTCGATGTACTGCGTCTGTCGGCTGCTCGACTTCCAATGCGCCAGGTTGAGGTGTGCCACGTCTAGCAGAGGCGGCACACATTCGACCAGCCCCTTCTGTTCCCCGAATTGCATGACGACGAGCGGGATGCCTGGGAACGAATGCGGGCCTTGCTCGACCAGTAGGTACTTGCCGTCCGGTTCGCTGAACCGCCAAAGCTCCCAGTCGCCCGGAAGGTCGGTCGTGGTCACGCCGCCGGCGTCGTCCTGCGTGGCGATGGTGCGAGGTGCGCGGATCACCCTGATCCACGGCACGTCCATCTGACCCCATGCACCCACGCTCTCAGTGCGCGTCTCCATGATTCGCACCTCGGCAAGCTCCTTGTCGCCTGCCGCGTTGGTGGTCTCCTTCCACCCGATGAGGTTGCGCGGCATGACCCGCTTGAAGCGTGGCCGTAGGTCAAGCTCCTCCTCATCGGCGGCGTTGAGGCTGTCGGCGATGGTGGGATGGTCAACGAGGATCAGGGCCAGGCCACGCCCCACGCCGTCAGTCATCAGGCGACGAGCCAGCGAGGTCAGGTCCGTGCCCTCGCCATCCACGTCCAGCTCGATCCTGTCCAAGGGCTCGGGCAAGCTCTCCACGCCTTCCGGCAGCTTGATCTGCACCGGCTTGGCGAACGGTCGTACAGCGTTGCGCTCCACAGCGCCCTTGAACCCGTCGTGCAGCACCGTGGCTCTGATGCGCTTGTCGTAGTCAAGGGCGTCCTCCTGCTCGTACATCGGCAGGTAGTTCGTGCGCGCAGCTCGCATGGCTTCGGTGCCGGACAGGAGGTCGTCGATGAGATCCCACCCGCCCTTGTTCTCGTTGCCTGCTGCAAGCCAGCTTGCCCCGTGAAGCATCCGCAAGTAGGCAGGCGTGCCGGTATCGACCGTCGCCTCGCGTGGGTCTTGGATGCTGGTGGTGACAGCGCCCACCGCTGTCGTGCGTGTTACTTGACTGAGCGCCATTACGCGACCCTCCTGCTAATCAGCTTGCTCTCGTTGACCGGGAACCTGTCATGGATGTAGTAGCCGAGGGCATCGCTCACGTGCGTCAGCTCCCCTCCATGCTCCTTGTGAATCTCGCCCATGCCACCGGGCACAGTCTCCACTCGCTCGAAGTCCGCCACCACATGAGGTGCTTCTCGCGGATCAACGAACAGCCGCCGCACGCCATCCGTGGTGGCGATCCTGGAGTTGACTGCATTGACTCGGGCGCGCTCACGTGGATTGCCCTTGCGGTTCCGCATCGACAACCTGTCCCCGAATACCGTCTTGAGCTTGCGTCTGATGATGTCCCAGTCACTTCCGGCTACTGCGACGGTGGTCTTGGCACCACCAGAGGCGTCACCGTAGCACAACACCTTGCCACGGTGATAGCCCCATTCACCCACCAACCTGTCGCAGACCATGGGCGTGTTGCTGTGCTCAGGTATCCACACCTCGCCAATGACGACGGTGCTGTTCTCGGTCGCGCCTTCGGGCATGTTGGGCCTGCGTCCTAGCTCCTGGCAGGCCACGGCCACGCCTGGGCTGGTGTTGAAGTCGAACGCCAGGATCAGGTCCGCGTCTGGGTCATAC